AACCAGGAGCCTGGTTAGCACCACCAGGATACATAGTATCCAAATTTGTTCCATCATTTTCAAATGGATATGGAGCCAAATTGTTTTCTGAAATCATATCGTCGATAACCTCCTCATCCTGTGACGTTCCGTCATTATGCAATGCAGTCATCCAATTCTGTGGAACTGCTCCATCAGCATCAGCTGCATCGTCTGGAGTATTGGGATCAACTACGTTGGGAAGACCACGACTAGCGGCGTATCCCTCAATGAGACTAATTGCATTTAGTCCAGTAGCACCGGCACCAGGGTAATTAGCTCCGGTGGCAATAGCTTCACGGGAAAATACCTGTCCTGCAACAGCAGAATTAGGTATAATAAATTTAGAAGATTCCCATTCACCAAATTGGTATTGATTAGCAAGTGGCAATGATCCATCAAGTGGAATCAAATTGGCACCAAAACCAGCCGCATGATGAATTGCATCAGCGTAGATTTTGAAATCTAAAAATCGTGGACGAACGCTTTCTGTTTCAGCAAGAGCTTCATTATTCATGCGCATCCAAGCTCTCATCGATTTTTCCCATGCGTTAGACATAACCCATGTATTAGGTAATTTCTTAACGTTAATTACTAGATCATCACCAGAAGTGATAATCTTAAAACCCGCCACAGCCCAGTTAAGTCCTTGTCGATAAAAACGACGATTGACCACACTGGCAATTTGGGACAAGTCCGCTGTAAATGACTCAGTGTTACCAGGAGTAACACTTGCTGTATTCATTACAAACGTCATAACTGCGGGTTCTATTTTGTTCTGACTTCGACGGGCCATACCCAGTGGGTGGACCATACCGTTCTTAGTCTTTACTGTACACCCCTCTTGCTTCGCAATTCACCGCCAGTCCCGATTCACTCATAGGGCCGTCATCCCTCGCACCCCTCTCCGGATTCCTATCTTCCCTATTCGCTGCCTTTCTACCGGAGGTGAGGTTCTAAAAACTTACCTCTCGGTTGCATCCCAAAAAGTATGCATTTCGGCCCGCTCCGCTGTGGCCGCTACGGCGCTTAAGCGCCTGCGAAAGATAGAGGTGAGGTCACTCTACCCTTCGCCTCTGAGCCTTTACGCAGTCCATCATAATACATCGAGGGACTCCATAATTTACATAAACAGCTTCACATACACATGCGTGTATCTTACAATAGTAAAACAAAGGTACCTTACAACGTAGGCACTTCACTCCGATCTCTCCATCAGGAGAACAAACTCGGTCTGTGCGTCGTCGATTTGTACGGGCTTCCAGGTCCATCGCCCGTCCTTCTTATATCGCCAATACAGCTTCATCTCCAACACCCACAATATGTGTAACCACATCGAATACATGGAGTCATCATTCTGATTCCTCCCAAGTATAAACTAATCCAGTTTCATCACAGTGATGCTGCACAAACGCATCTCCCTGCCAACAATACCAGGTAGTACCATATCCAAAACAATATCCTGCTAGGAACTCTTCTGTTTTGCTATCCCAAAAATAAGCCCAATCGTCTTCTTCTTCGTCCATACCAATGCTAGAGGCATTGTATACATAAAGGTATCTATTCAATCCATTCATGTCCGCAACTATAACATCGAACATAAACGATGTCTATACCCAAGTTATCTTTACCATCGTCGAGGACGATGTTCTGTGCGTCTCTAGGCTGTGGCCTGTAACCACAGGAATCGCACTTCATTGAATCACGTCTTTCACTCCAGAATATGTGATATACGCTCCACCGCCGATCAAGAATGCGGCTCCTAAGACATCGCCAACTGGCAATGGTCCGTCCATAGCAGCTAGTGTTGCTGCAATGGTTAATCCACGTGCGATCGTGCGTCCGCCGGTACGAACTTTACCTGCTCCTTGCACTCCTTTTCTTACGTTGTAGGAATCCCCTACCAATTCGTCTGCTGCAGCAATAACTGCTTTCCGACTAGTTTTCATCATTATACGGTCCTGTTTTCTCTGCGTTGCAGTTGAACCGTGGTGACTTACGTCTGGGCTATCAAGTACACATTCGATAATGTGACCGCCAATTTCAAAGTAACTATTCAGTTAATCACTTCCGTGACTTTCGCTTTCCAGCACTTACTAATTTCTTAGTGCTTTTCTTTTTGTTCGTGTATCGATAACGTACACGCTTTCCGTCTTTCGTGAATGTTTTTCCGTAATTATACTTCGCCATCACGCACACACTCCAGAAGCCTTCTCAGTAAGGAACGCTGTTGCTCCGATAAGGTGCCCGATCGCAACCAGTAGCAAATACTCAATTCGATTATTTTTAAGGCGGTCCAAGATAACCACACTTTTGGCGGTAGTAACCGCAATATCCGTTGCTGTTGTCATTCTTCACATCTCCGTCATAGGTTCACATAGATAGCCCCGGTGATTACCAGGGACTAAATCAATGAGAATACTCATATTCGATGTAGCTGTACCAGGATTAGCCAAATCGAATCTTACTAACCCACATGGGAAGTTTCCACCCTTAATACGGGTTGTGTTAGACAATGTGGTTCCAGTTACACGTGCAATATCGTGTATCTCTAAACCAGGAGCCTGGTTAGCACCACCAGGATACATAGTATCCAAATTTGTTCCATCATTTTCAAATGGATATGGAGCCAAATTGTTTTCTGAAATCATATCGTCGATAACCTCCTCATCCTGTG